TGGTTAGGGCTGTTGCCAAAGTTGAACGAAGCGTGGTGATTGCAGCTGTCACGGTCAGCCCACCATATTTCTGGGCGACATATACGGGGCTAATAAACCTCTGGTTTTTCCCATAAGAGAATTACCGAGGCGATAAGGTGACGGACTAAAATCCGGAGATACGCCACCAGCTGAAGATTGCTGACGTGCCTGCCAAACATCGACTGCGATATTCATGGCAGCTTCTCTTACCGCTGGGGTGGTGGCGTAAGTGGAATCTTTTGTGTCAACGCCAAGAGCTTTACCATAGGGCATCAGCTGATGGTAATTATCGTCAGCGTGAGTTACAGCAAAACTGATCCATGAATAGCCGTTAGGCAAGTTGCGGTAATTGTAAGGAAAGTTAACAAAGTAGGGAAAACTGATTGATCCTTGAGTGTAAGGGAAAGTACCTGTAATGACGCGAGCACCATTGTAGATAGAACCACAATTACTCAGCGTGACAGTCTGACCTGTAACAAAAGATACGGGCGATGAAATAACTGCAAGAGCAGAATTACTATAAAGACCTACCCCTACAACGGGATAAGAATCAAACCATAAAAATTGGTTAATCAAATCTTCTGCCGTGGAGCAAACTTCCTCGACGATACTGTCCGCGTACAAGCTGCCAATTCCAAGATTAGCTTTTAGCTCGGCGACTGTTACGTACGTTGCTGCCACGATTCTTCCTTTCTAAAGACTAGGTGAGGCTCAAAGGGCTGTATGAACCCCACCTAGTGACTTAGGGTTTATTTAAGATGCTACGAATTTTCTGATTCCGGTTGCTTGTTTCACAACAGATGCCATGTATCCATAAATGCTCAGCTGAACGCTCATTGATGAAACTACGTTGACTGAGAAATATGCTTGAGGTGATTCGTAGACTGTTACTGCTTCTGGTACTACCAAGAACATTGAGTTAGATGCAGATGTAGCTACTGCATTTTTGTCCACGTACAAATCGAGACCCTGTACGTTTCCCTTGATTGATCCAGTGTTGACATTACCTGACGCGTTGTAAGGGTTAGCAGCGTTGTAAAGACTTCTGCCCGTACTGTCTGTGTAACCAAGAATGTTGGCCCATTGTCCGGTTCCAACCACTAAGTTTTGTGCGAAGTATGAAGTCGCTGCATAAGCGGCTGCACTTTCAGTTGTGATGTATGAAATCAATCCAGCAGATGTAGTTCCTGCTGCTGCTGTTGCAGCTGTACCACCTGAAATAAATTTGGCCAAAACGCTGGCATCGGTTGCCTTGAGATACGCATTTTCTAACTGCACCATCAATTCAGCCATAAATTCAGGCGAAGATCTTTCAATCAAAGGAAGAGTGACCGTTTGCTGGCCCGCGAACATTTCGATTGTTGCCTGTGTGTAAGTTGTAACCTGTCCTGTATTGCTTGGAGCTGCAGATTCTGCAACGGTTGCAACTGTTGGAGCAACACCACTGGCGTTGGTATCCAAAGTCGGGATATACAGATTTAATCCAGCGGCCGGGAGCTGCCCACGACTGCAGGCATCCACTGCCGGGCGGCCGAACCGAGTATTGGTAATAAATTCATTTAAATAAATGTTCGGGTTGAAGGCCGGGTTTGTGCTCGTTGAGTCTGCAGCTGCACGAATGTACATCTTAGAATCATCGTCGCCCATTGCAGCCTTGATTGAATGAAGTGCGTATGAACCCTTATCTACGATAGGGGAGCGTGGTGATGTGAAATAAGGCGCAGCGGCCTTAACTGTTGGTCGAGCAGCGGCTTCAACTACTGGAGCGTCCTCTACTGTCTCAACAGGTGTATCTTCGATTGGAGCAGTCGTCACGACAGACTCACTTTCTGTTGTTGGGTTTGTTGGTTGTGCCGCTTCGCTTTCGCTAGCTGCGACCTTAGTAACGACTGCATCTTTAAATGCAGGGCTTTCGACTAAGGAAACTTCACGCATTAAACTTTTTTGAACATACAACGTGCCATCTTTACCCGGCTTAGATGCAACTACCTCTACACCGATTGATAACGAAGCAATAAGACCTTCACTTGCGCGAATGAGAAAGTCTTGACCTGTTGCAGAACTTGAAATCTTAAATGAACCTGTTATTTGTGAATCGTTTACTTGAAATGATTGTGCGAACCCAATCGGATTTGTTGAATCGTGGTTCGCTAATAACTTTACAGATTTTGCATTTGGAATATCAATGCTGCCCGGTTCAAATATCACTGGCCCTGCACTCGTCATGCCGACCTTGTTAAACGGTACAACGACGCCAGCAATAATACGGCGCTCTACGTCGGCTGCTTCAATATCGCTACTAAATGTCAGTATCATTATCTACCTCTCCTGATCCATCTGGTGTTAGACCTTCCATTTCTTTTGCTTGGTTAATATCAATTAAGCCAAGCTCTAACATTGTTTGAATTGTTGTAAGGCGTGCTGTTGTATCTACACGCAAGAATGTTTCATCAACTGCAAAACGAATTTCTTGTCCGCGTGGAGTTAAATCATCCATCGACAAACGACATTGAATAGCGTTGATAAATGGCATAAGAGAATATGCAGCGAACTCTTTACGTTGATCTAATACGTTTTGATAAGTATTAGTTCGTATCATTTCTGCATCAACCATATTGGCTGGGATATTGCACGCACGCGCTAATTCCAAAGCTAAATATGCTTTTGCGTCGTTGTACATCATATCTTTAGGAGAAAAACCTAAATTTTGCGCGCTTAAAGTAGAAGTCAAATATGCCGTGGATTTATTTTGACGAGCCATTTTCCAAGCATTTAAAATTCCTTGAACTTGTGCATCAGGCAGGTCAGCACCATTATTGGTAATCACAGTGGTGGCCATTGGCGTCTGAGCACTTATCGCGGCAGCCTTCTCAATGTCAATAGCTGCACGAATAGTAGTTTGATTACGCAATAACAATCCTTGATCCATCGCTTGAAATGTAACGAGTGAACCAACGCCAGAATCAGGTACGCGCACGTTATTGATCATGTAATAATCAACTTCAGTATTGTTAGAACTATATTTAACTGTTACACGATCATTCTGCACCCAAGAAAATCTAGCTGGACGATTATCATCCTGATAAATTTCTTCAACTTTTAGATACCCAACCCCATAATAGAAAAGTGAATCGCATAACCATGCAATAGTTACTTCTCGGGGTTGTCGTTTATCGGGTTGATCCACCCACGGCATATTTGGTAATTCTTCACCTGTTGCTTTGTCATAAGTTTCAAGTGGTATGGATGCAATCGTGCTACAAATTAAATTACGTGAACGTGCAATCGTTGGAACGCTAGCTGCATCTTGTCGAAGAATTGAATTAGCAAAACTGTTGTAACCACCGTATGAACCCGTACCCCAATATGATCCAAAAGGTGCATCCATGACAGGTGGATTTAATTGTGCAGAGACGCGAGCAGTAGGTGTTGCTTTAGCTCGCAGCCCAAAAGTCTCTAGTAATCCCATAGGGTTAAGCGTGGCTAAATGTCAAGCATAAATCCGAAATCGCTCGGCGTGTCTAACTGTAAACCTTAGCCTCAGATACGGGTTGTGCTAGTACATGGATCACCATTGCTAGGCCGATGGCGATATCTACCGGGCCAGCTGACTTGCGCCGGACAATACGCCAAGAGGAGTCATTGCTTTTAGCGGCGCAATTATTCATGTGTTGAACCAGTAGCTCTTGACCGGAATGTACGAGTCGGTTATTCGATAGAGCTTCATGAAAGTCCGAGCAAGCTGTGTAAAACGATGCACCCGAGACATCTTGAACCCGAACGCCGCTTCGTTCTAATCGAGTAGCTACTGAGGCCGTTGTGTACTTATCAAAGCAGACAACTCTGGGGTAATACATATCGCACCATGCTTTGATGCTGGCTGAAATCTTTAACTCATCGATGGAAACTTGAGAGTGATACGTTTCCAGCACTGCAATCCCGATGCGACCGTCGGGGAGTACCTGACCCATAACAAGACTTGCATCGCGTCGACTTGGTGAGATGTCAAAAGCAAATACTGTCAGTGGCCCCGGTGACATAGAGAGTGACTTATCGCTACACGCTTCAACTGCGCCGTGAGGCCACGGTGATTGGGAACTGTCTAACCATTGACATAAACTCTCTGCGCGAAAAGTCTCAACGGAGCTGGTGCTCAGTGATTCTTCAAGATTTTCTTCGCTGATTGTGTAACCCAGTGCCGGATTAGCCATTGCCCAACCTTTACGATCCGTAATTTTGGCAAATTGAGGCGCTGACCATTCGTAAAAACCAAACGACTTTGGTGGATGCTCAAGGGCCCTGCTTCTAAGATTATTCAGTACGCTGGAAAAACTATCGCCGGCATTTGAGGCTAGGAGAGTCTGGGAATTAGGTCTTGCTCGGGTAATTGGCATAAAAGCCGAATAAGCCTCTTCACTAATCTCACGAATCTCATCCGCGAATAAGAAATCAGCCGTACGACCACGCGATCCGTCACGAGTAGCAGCTACAACGTCTAAGCGATGACCATTTTTAAGCTCTATCGACTCAGTGCCATTGGCATATCGAATCGCTTTAACGCTATCCATCAAGTGAGGATGAGCCTCTATCGCATAGGCAACTTCTCGAAATGTAGCCAAAGCCATAGCTCTATTAGATGAAAGTATGACGATATTTTTTTCGTTGAAGATGTATAGCCCGGCCAATATCCGCATCCGGGCTAAATGTGTTTTCCCGACTTGGCGTGCTGCAATCGTTAACACAGTACGGCGAATAAAGGCACCGTCATCGCCTACCGTGGTCATGTCGTCAAGTAACCAGCGTTGCCACGGCAATAGGGGAATCCCGATTGAGTCTGACAAATCCGAAATCTCTTGACCGTAATTTTTGCCTTTGAGTAACGGGCTGTGTAGACGCGCCTGCGTTGCCCCCAGCAGCTTCTGGGTCTTTTTTGCCGTCATGAGGTCTGACTTTGGGTCGGTTGGCCTGCACATGGCCCCGCTTGGGTCACGCTCGTCGTATC